CACTCCAAGTCTTGTTAAAGCTTTAACTGCATAGTTAGTTCCACCAGCTGTATTTACTTCTCCATTTCCAGTTCCTAATAAAGCAACTGTTGATGATACAGAATAAGGGTTAGTTGTATACAAAGATAGACTAAAGTTGTTTCCACCTGAAGCTTTAAAATTGTGATTAGCTTCAAACAGAGCACCTCTAAAACTATTGGGTATTATATTTGCCATATTTTTTTATCTCCTTAATTAACTTGATGGTGGTTTAA